GTCGAAAGGTCAAGAACCTCATTGAGACGGACGAGTACAAGGAGGTATTTCCCGAGGTTGCGCTTGCTGTTGACAGTAAAGCGTCGGGTCGCTGGGACACGAACAAGGGCGGCATGTACTACGCCGTGGGCGTTGGCTCGAACTTGGCGGGACGCGGCGGTGATTTGGTGGTCATTGATGACCCGCACTCGGAACAGACGGCGATGTCGAACAGTGGTTTTGACGATGCGTGGGAATGGTACACCGGGGGCCCCCGACAGAGGCTCCAGCCGGGTGGGTCGATAGTTTTGGTTCAGACCCGGTGGTCCGAGAAGGATATGACGGGTCAGTTACTTCGTTCTATGGCTAAAGATCCGCTAGCAGATCAGTGGGAAGTTGTGGAGCTACCTGCGATATTTGATAATGACGAGCCGTGCTGGCCTCAGTACTGGTCTCTTGAGGATCTGACCGCGGTCAAGGCTTCTATTCCACCGTCCAAGTGGAATGCTCAGTATCAGCAGAACCCGACGGGCGAAGAGAACGCGATTATCCCGCGTGAGTGGTGGAAGACGTGGGAGAAAGAGGTTGTCCCGCAGTTGCAGTATGTCATCCAGAGTTATGACACGGCGTTCAGTAAGCGGGAGACGGCGGACTATTCTGCGATAACAACGTGGGGTGTGTTTTATCCGGAGGAAGGGGGCCCCCCGAACCTTATCCTGCTGGACAGTAAGAAGGGCCGGTGGGATTTTCCTGAACTGAAGGATCAGGCGTACGACCAGTACAACTATTGGGAGCCGGATACGGTAATTGTCGAGGCGAAGGCGAGCGGTATGCCGTTGACGCAGGAACTACGACAGATTGGCATTCCTGTTGTGAACTACACGCCGTCGAAGGGGGCGGACAAAGTCACGCGGGTGCATTCTGTGTCGCCGCTTTTTGAGGCTGGAATGGTCTGGGCCCCCGACGAGGTATTCGCGGACGAGATGATAGAAGAAGTTGCGGCTTTTCCTAACGGGGAATATGATGACTTGGTAGATAGCATGACACAGGCGTTGATGCGTTACCGTCAGGGCAACTTTATTCAGTTGCCGTCAGACGACTGGGAAGACACTGAAACCAGTCAGCGCATCCACGCATATTACTGAGACGGGACGGCATGGCGGAATCGAAAGTTAATTTAGGCGCAGGGGCCCCGGAGGGCTACAGCTTTGGAATTGCCGGGTACGGCGTTCGCCCTCGCGTTTTTGTGGAAGGCCGACAGACGGGTCGCACTCCATCTGTCGCTTTACCTGAAGGTGACGTTCTCTTGGACGTCAGCAATCAAAACTACTACGGGAAGATTGGCGTCGATGTAACGTCGCCCGGGGGCGATACTTTTGGTGGCGCGGCTTCAGGCAGCTATTACCGCGGCAGCGTCGATTTTCCGGAAGAGCTTCAGCGCTATGGAGCCCCGGACCGTGAAACTTATTCCGCTCGTGGTATTCAGTCGCCGGAGTACAGCGGCTATTACCAGATGGAAGGCGGCCCTCGGTTCGAGGGGTATTACCGTGACATGCCCGAAGGCTCCGGCATGCCTGACGAGTATGGCGGTCGTGTAAGTTACACCATTCCTTTTGAAGACGGCGGAGAGGTTGAAAAGCCCATGGGCATAGAGAAAAGCGTAACAATCACCAAAGTCGTCCCGTACGTAGACCCACGGTCCGCGGCCCTCGGATCACGGCTCTTGAAACAAGCGGGCGTACCCGGCGACTTTGCGTCGTTGATGCAGAGTGCTGACCCGAAGGTCGTAGCGCAGGTAAACCGAATCATGGCCCGCGGGTCTACGAACGAGATTTCTTCTCCGTCAAACGGACTTGGCGTATTTATGCAGTCCGTAATACCGCAGAGTTAAATGGAAGGCGTCTACGAAACTGAAACTGTGCAAAGGTGGATTGAAAAATGTCACAAGCGGTTATGTTGAGCTACGGTGAAATTATGATTTTAAGCGTAGTTGTGGCTGCGCTGCTATTTGCGGCGTTTCGAAAATAAAATGTTTAGGCGCGGACTTATTCTGACTGCGCTGCTGGTTGTTTTTTCTCCTGCTTCGTGGGCCGCGGACACTGTAACGAGTGCCACAGTCAGTAGCTCTACCGTTATTGACAAGACGCCGCCGACTGCGTCGAGCCCTTCTATTGTTGTGAACAATTCGGACGTGTGCCAGACGGGACAGAGCGCTGCCGTTCAGACGGGTTTTTTGGGGCTTTCAGGAGGCACCACGGTCCGCGACCTGAACTGCGAGCGCATCAAGCTTGCACGTAGCGTTTTTGGCATGGGGCTGAAGGTGGCGGGCATCTCTATTTTGTGTCAGGAGGTGCGGGTGTTTGACGGTTTGTGGATGGCCGGGACTCCGTGTCCGTATATGGGCAAGATCGGCGACGCGGCCAAGGAAGCGTGGCTCGCGAACCCCGACCAGTCTCCGGAGGGCTCCCTGATCCGCGTCGCTGCGAAGCAGGCGGCTGCGTTGTCGGTTAAGAATACCCCACCCGTTGTCGAAGAGAACGACGACTTTATAGAATACGCGGACTGATGCGCTGGCTTGCAACCCTTCTTGCCCTTGGTGCGTTGTCTTCTCCAGCTTTTTGTCAGGAAACGACGGACAACTTGGCTCCGGCGATGTCCGAGTTTACGGTGACGGGCGGGACGGCTACCTCTAGTCAACGGGGGTGTAGCGCTGGCGAGTTTTGCACCGGCAATGCGTCGAACGGTGGGACTACGTATACGAGTAACTTTGACGTGCCGCTTACTGACGCCGAGGTGCGGAACGGCTTTACGGCAAACACTGCCTTGAACGTAAAGTCTCACCCGTCAAACGCGGTGCTTTCTACCTGTACAAGTCTCACACAGAACAGCGACTGCCGCGACATCTTCAGGGTCACGCTTTCTTTTCTCGAAAGTAGCTCCATTGTGGAGAAGTTTGAGCATGAGGTCGAACTGGACTTTAGCGGCCTTCGTGCATTTTCGTTCACAGACCAGATACTGGAGAACGACTACACCGGCCTTACCGGCAGGCTGGAGCTTTTTGGTATTGACGCGGGCTTTCATAGCGGCGCGTTCGGGCCGCAGTTTTCTGATCCGAGCGTGAGCCTCCTGTTTCAGACCGTGGTCGAGCAGCAGATACTGGATCAGATAGCGTTCAACGATGCGTTGGCCGCGGAACCTCCGCCGGAAATCGTAGACAGCATTCCGCAGGTCGAAGTAAACGCGGCACCCGCCCCGGTTGTCGCGGACCTCGGACCTCCTGCCGCCGAGCCTGTGGTGGAAGCCATCGAACCCGTCGAAATTGCGCCGGTCGATTCTGCACCAGAGCCGGAACGGCAGGAGGAACAGATGGCAGAGGCGCGGATAGAGGCCGAGATGGAGCCGGAGCCGGAGTCCGAGCCGGAACCGCAGGAGCAAGAACCGGAAGAACAGGAAGAGCAGCCGCAAGAACAACCCGAAGCAGTCGAGCCGGAGCCGCAGGAACAGGAGCCCGAGGCCCAGCCCGAGCCGGAAGCCGAACCAGAGCCGCAGGAACAGGAACAGCCCGCGCCGGAGAGGCAGCAAGAGAAGCGCAAAGAGGCCGCCGAGAAGACGGTAGCCAAGATAGCTCCGTCTCAGAGGTATTCTGCCGCGTCGCAGACAACGACCATCGTCGCGATGGGAATGATTTCACCGAAGCTTGTGACCGGAACAGAGATTCCGGACGTTCAAGGGTTTTTTACAGGTACGGCGGTTCCGGACGGGCCTCCGATGTCCAATCCGGTCCAAGACTACGTTGTTTTTGGCAATGCAAACGGAGCCCACGAGGCTTTTGTTCAGCTTCAATGGAGTAAATAATGGCAGAAATAGAATTTGCAGGGCTCAAGTTCCGCGGTGGACGCATGGTAGCTGCGGCTCTAGGCTTTTCGACGCTAATCGGTGGACTGTACGGTGCTTTTGAAGTCTACAAAGACTACGAGAACATGAAGTCTCAGATACAAAAGTACAAATCTCCGGACATGACAAGTTTTGACAGGCGGCTGCTGGTCATTGAGACAAAGATCAATGACGAGATCACGCTATTTCGGGACGAAATGAGTGGGTTAAAGGAACGTGTAAACGAAATGCACGAGATCGTGAGAGATATTAAGGCTGACACGCGGTCGGAGGCTTCTGACCTGCACACGAGCATGTCCGATGTAGACAAGCGGTCCAGAACTTTGGATCAAGAAACCCGAAAAGCTCTTCGTCAGTCGGAAAAGACAATTCGTGATATAATATCTTCGGCGCAGGAAAGGTTTGACAGTAAGATAAGTTCTATTGACACGAAGCTGGATGTGCTGGAGTCCCGAATGCAGAAAACACTGCAAAGGGCGCTTGACAACCCGCTCCTGAAAAAGTAGGGCCGTGAAAAAAGGTGTTATTTTACTAAAACACGGCTAATATTAAGAAATTACAAAAGGTACTTGATCCATGGCAAGAGAACCGCGGCCCGTGGCCGGTCTTATGGACAGCAGTGTCCCGTCGCAATTAGACGAAGAAGATCTCGCCGCTGAGATTGAAGTTGAGCTTCCGGGTTCGATGGACAACGACGTGATGGAAATGGTCTCTGAAGAGATCCCCGAAGACATTGAGATCTACGAAGAGGGCGAAAACACTGTCGTAGATTTTGACCCGCAAGACGACGAGGCGGACGTGGGCGATTTCTACGGCAACCTTGCCGAAGGCATGTCCGACTCGGAGCTTGGCTCGTTGTCGGGGTCGTTACTGGATGAATACGAGGGGAATCGAGCGAGCAGGCAGGAGTGGGAAGATGCTTATGCTGACGGTTTGGAGCTTCTGGGATTTTCATACGAAGAAAGAACGCAACCGTTTCGCGGCGCGACCGGGGTTACGCACCCGTTACTGGCGGAGGCGGCTACACAGTTTCAGGCGCAGGCTTTTAACGAGCTTCTCCCGGCTCGCGGTCCGGTCCGGTCCGCGGTTATAGGCCGAGAGACGGGTGAGACGACCCGGCAGGCGCATCGGGTCGAACAGTTTATGAATTACTACATCACGAACGTGATGGAAGAGTACACGCCGGAACTGGACCAGATGCTGTTCTACCTGCCGCTGGCGGGCTCCACCTTTAAGAAGGTGTACTATGACGAGATGCAGGGCCGGGCGGTAAGCCGTTTTGTGCCTGCGGAAAACCTTATTGTTCCGTACGATACTTCAGACCTGCAAACCTGCCCGAACATAAGTCAGGTCGTAAAGACTTCGCTCAACGACCTTCGCAAATTGCAGGTCGCAGGGTTCTACCGGGACATACCTGTGATACCCGGGCAGGCCGAAGACAACAGCGTACAGGACGAGATAGACCGTATTGACGGGGTTTCCCCCTCGAACAACGACTACGACTGCACTCTGCTAGAGTGTCACGTTGATCTTGACCTAGAAGGCTACGAGGATCTGGACGAAGACGGCGATGCCACGGGAATTAAAGTTCCCTATGTCGTCACGATCTCCGTAGACAACGGACAGATCCTCTCCGTCCGACGCAATTACCGTGAGGAAGACGAACTCCGTCAAAAAATACAGTACTTCGTCCATTATAAGTTCCTTCCCGGATTTGGGTTCTATGGCCTTGGTTTAATCCATACCATAGGCGGCCTGTCAAGAACGGCCACCGCGGCGCTCCGACAGCTTATCGATGCTGGTACTCTCTCTAATCTTCCCGCCGGGTTCAAGGCCCGCGGTATGAGGATTAGGGACGATGACGACCCGCTCCAGCCCGGTGAGTTTCGTGACGTTGATGCGCCCGGTGGCCGACTTTCTGACAGCCTTATGCCGCTGCCGTTTAAGGGTCCGGACACAACACTGTTTCAGCTTCTTGGGTTTGTCGTTGACGCGGGCCGTCGGTTTGCCACCACTACAGACATGAAGGTTGGCGACGGCAACCAACAAGCTGCCGTTGGAACGACAATCGCGCTTCTGGAGCAAGGCTCTCGCGTTATGTCGGCAGTTCATAAGAGGCTGCACTACGCTATGCGGCAGGAGTTCAGGATACTGGCTCGCGTCATGTCGGATTACTTACCGCAGCGCTACCCTTATGCGGTAGAAGGCGAAGACGTAAACATCATGGCTGCGGACTTTGACGAGCGTGTAGACGTTCTTCCGGTCTCAGATCCGAACGTGTTTAGTCAGGCGCAGCGTATCGCGCTGGCTCAGACCAAGCTTCAGCTTGCTCAAGCCGCCCCCGAGATGCACAACATGTACGAGGTTCTTCGGGACATGTACGATGCTTTG